GCTTAGGCACGTGTAGCTTGTCGCCTTTCTTGCCAGTCATAGCAAGCTTCTTGACAAGAGGAGCCATCTTCAGGTTCTTTTGGTAGGCAGCGATAATTTCGTCACTCCAGATTTCTGGAATAAACTTATCTGCCTCTGTCTTCGCAGTAAAACCCGCTGCGCCGGGATAAGTTGCAGTAGCCATGTCAATCTCCTAGATTATTTGACTCGACCCTCCGCATAAGCTGTCATAATTTCATCGGACAAAGCTTGATAACGGTCAGGGTCTGTTCTCATTAGTTTAATAATGTCGGCCCTGCGATATACCTTTTTACGACTACCTTCAGCACTTCCTCGTGCATTGCCTGTGTTAGCTGCCTTTAGTGATTGCTTACGTGCCTGTTTTTCAACATTAGCCGTTTGCTGTGCTACTGTTTTACGGTCTTTCCAGAGAGTAAAAAGTTCGTCAGCAGCGTCTGCATCATATTGTTGGTCAGCTTGTACAAACAACTGAGTCCTAATTTTAGACGCCTTAATCCACTCAGCAAAGCCACTATCATTCAAGATATCTTGCATGTCTGGGTGTCTAGACTGTAACGCAGCAAGTGACGACTGCTTTTTGTACTCAGCAGTGTAATGTTGCGCTTCTCTAATCTTAGGATGATTCTCAATAGCACGATTAACGGCTGCTTGAGGATCTGTAAAATAGTCTATATCGTCTTCAGGCTCAACGTATTGTTGAGGTGCTGTTGTCGTTATACTTTGACTAATATAGTCATCAACGACTTTACGAAGCTCACCTACTTCAGAAGACTGACGACCCAAAAGCTTTTCAGCTTCTTGATGCATCTGTACAACTTCTTCTAGAGATTTATTTTGGTACTTCTCTGGTAGGCTTTGTTCTTCTTGAGGTTGCTCAACTTCTTCTTCTTGTTGAATCTCATCTGCTTCGTTTTCAATAGCGTCCACGTTTTCCTCTTCAGGTTGTGGATCAAGCATTTGCGCTCGTGACATAATTAAACTCCGTGATTATAATCATTGTGGAGACTTCTTTTTACCTGCTTGTTCGTGTTCTCGTACCCATTTCATGTGGCGTCCGGGAAAGTCCCCAGAGTGGCCTTCAAGGTGAAAAGACGGGGCAGATACCATTTTTGTAGCGTTGGCACCACAACCGCACCTACTGGTCGTAATACCGGACTCTACCATTTCTTCAAAGACATGTCCGTTTGTACAACGGAAGTCATAAATTTTAAACATCTACAGGATCTTCTTCTTCAGCTTCTGCTTGATCTCTAGCAGCTTCAATAGTAGCTTGTAGATTAATTACTGTTGCAAAAGCAGCTACTTGACCTTTACGAAAGAATAAATCTTCTACGTCTTTTACAGTCTGTATGTCTGCTAATTGAGTAGCGTTTGTGGAAATTTCTTGCAAGAGTTGTTTGAAACCTTCGTGATTGAAGAGTTTGTTGTAGTTGTCGAAGTAAGTTTCAAGCTCAGGAGTCATAGTTTCCTCTAATGTTGTTAACTATAGTTTTATTATAGCATACTTTTTAACAGTTGTCAAGCTTTTCTTGTAGACTTCCTACGTTTACCTGACGCTGTTACTGCATGTTTGATTGCCTTGGGGCCAGTCTTACGGCGAGAAGAAGAAGCTTTTTCAGCTTTAGTCATCTTAGCTGCAACAGCCTTAGGACGACAAGAGGGGTAGGGACGCTTAGACTCACCCTTCTTTGCAGACTTACGTCCACAAGGTTTGCCTGTCTTAACGTCTACCCACTCTTCCTTAAACCACTTCTTAAGGGCAGCACCCTTTTTACTTTTTCTTACGGCCACTTTTGTTACCCCAGTTTTTAGCTCCTACCTTACGGCATTTAGCTACAGCACCAGAAGCGTATGCAGAAGGCCAGACTTTGTACCTAGCTTTTACCTTACGCGCACAAGCGTCGTTTGCCTTCTTTTTTTTAGCAGGCATTAGTAAGATCCTTTTGGTTTGCTCTTGCCTTTCTTCTTTTTACGCTTACCTGTACAATGTGGCATAATAGCCTCCTTACTTTTTGTGGACTTTTTGGACTTCAAAGTTAGCTGACTTAGAAGCACCCTTGTGTGGCCTGTAACCGTCTGCAGGGTCTTTCATCAACTTGTAACCTTTACCGCTTTTCATCCAGTGGTAGCCTTTGGGTGCTGAAACTTTCATTTCTTTGGCATCCTAACTTCTTTACCATTTTGAAAATAACGCATGCCATCACCGTCGCCTTTTACGTCAATACTTTGGCTCATATCAGCAACAGGTAAACCTTTACCACTATTGAGATCAACATTAGCAACTTCGTACCCGGCTGCAGTTAGGCCCGCTGTTCCTGCAGCTGTTCGTCTTGCTGTGCTTCTTGTAGCTCGTTGTGACTTAGTAACAGGTTCAATTTTTTTCTGGCCGGGAGTTTTTTTAGTCGTTACGTCTTTCATATGTTTACGAGCTTCGTCTACGGCTCTTTGTCCATATTTTTTAATTGCTTTAGTAACACCGTTACGTGTAATAAAAGCAGCTACTGTGGGTGCTGCTGCAACTAGAGGTCCGGGCATGGGTATCTCCTTACCATTTCTTGCACGACCAATACCGTGCCGTTAGTTTACTGGGTGGGTTTGTGTCACACTTGTGACGTGCTCTAAACGACTTCCGTCGTGCAGGCTGGTCTTTCTTAATAGTCATCTTAGCGTCACCAAAACGTATGGTCTTGGTTTTGTCGCCTTCTTTGGCTACTACTACAAACTTCTTAGTTGGGTGACTAGGCGTCCGCTTTGGCTTGTTGTACCCGTTTACGCCCGCCCGTGCTAGTTTTGGGTCCTTGGACTTGGGCATTAGACAACTCCTCCACCTTGGTTTCCAACTCCGCTATTCGGTTCCATTGGCCTTGAAACTCTTGGTTGACTTGTTGAAGCAGGGCTTTCAGTTCGTGGTTGGTTAACATTGTTTTTACCTTGTATTTGTTTTTCTTTAAGGAGAGTTTCAGCCACTTTCATACGACGCTCAAACTCTTTGTCTTCTGCATCACCTTCTCTAAGGTTTCGGGTAATAGCGTTAATCTTGTCAATTTCAAGTTCTTGAGGAACTGCCTGAGCCTCTGCAGCCAACTTAGCAGCCCTAGCTTGTGATTCCTGAGCCTGAGCAGATAGTGCTGCAGTTTGTGACTGTTGAAACTGCATTTGTGCTTGTTGTGCGGCCATAGCCATTTGTTGTTGCTGTGGATTAGGTTGTGAAGCTTGCGCCAATGCTGCGAGAAGCTCTTCACGATTAGACAAGTTCATGTTGTCTACAACAGACTGAATAAGTGTATTGTACAACGGTGAGTCTTTGCCCATGGTCTGCAACAACTGTACAAGCTGAGTTACTTCGTACTCTCTGGCAATAATGCCTAGCGTACTGCTTGCGTTAAACTTGTAGTCAGCTACAGGGTAGTTTTCAGGGTCAAACTGCATGTAACGATACGCAGCTTTCTTGACAAACGGAATTAAGAACGACTGCTGGAAGTTAATCAATGTACGTTTGTGGCGTTTAATAATAGCGCCAAGAGACATACTAATGCCAGCGGCAGTAGCTTCGCCATTAACCTGACCTGCAATTCCTGCTGAGTCAACGGCTCCTGTTGCCTGCTGTACCATTTGCTGCAAGGCTCCTGCTTGAGCAAAAGTAATTTGGCTAACTTGACCAAAATTAAACGGCTGCAAAACTTCACGAGGATCTCCATTAGTTAGGATCATCTTACCGGGGCGCACCTCTGGTTTTGCACCTCGTGGCAATCTAGTTGCGTCAATAGCCATCATTGGGTGAATAGTAAGGCTTAGGGCGTCAATACGTGCTCGTAGCTCTGTGTCAAGTGCTTTTTGACTGTTGTAGCCTTTTTCGCAGACTCCACGACCCCAGAAACGTCCGGGCACTACATCCCAAGGAAATGCAACTACAGGACGATCTTCCATCATGTAGGGGTTAGCTTCAGCTTTTAACAAAATACCGCCATTAGCAATTACTACAACGGCTTCTACGTAACGTGAACTAGACTCTTCCTCAGGTACTGTTTCTTCGTCTTCTTCGCTTAGAGCCGAATCTAAAAGCTCTCGTGGCACTAAACCGTAGTACTTAGTAAGACGCACCTTGTCGTCATTATAAATTGTAATGTCTTGGTCAGGCTCAAGATCAGTGTCAGGAGCAGCCATACCCACATACGTGTCACGATACACGCCTTGTTCTTGTAATAGTTCTACTTGATGTCGGCTTACAAATTCGTCAATAGCAACACCTAAAGCGTCGTCTACAGAGGTTGCTACAGGGTCAATCAAAAAATTCTGAGGTAGTACAGGCTTGAGTTTAACCTTGACACGTTCTGTAATGTTTACTCCTACTGCTTGTAAATCTCCGTCCATAATTGGCTGGGTAGCAGGAGCCATTTCTTTCATTTCTTCAATGACAATCTCACCAACACCTGTACCAAACACAGCAGCGTTAATAAGACACTCTGCAACAGCCTTACGTACCATACAGTCTTCAAAGTCTTCAGTTAGTTTATTACGCAGGAACTGTACGTCTTGTTTTTGTGTGTCACCAAAGTTGTCGCTTACGTCAAACCACTTACCACGTCCAAAAGTGGCTTCTTCTAGCTCCGCTACATTAGACTCAACTGCCTGTTGAAGTGCAGGAGAAATAATACGGGAACGCTCAGACCTACGCTCACTGTCAGCAGGGTCCCATATGCCACGCCATAGTCTATAATATTCTTCAAATCTTGCTTCATAATTACTTTCGTAGTAGTCCCTCCAGTCTTCACATTTAGTTATAACCCAGTCTTCAATAGTTTGCTCAACCATAAGTGGGTCTGTTTCGTATAATTCACTCATATTAGTACCCTGCTACTACGTCTAAGATTTCGTGGTCTTCGATTTCGTAATCGTAGTCGTAAGCCACATTTGCTAACTGGTCGATGTACGCTAGTGCGTCCACCAAGTCGTCATGGGTTAATGGATCGGGAAATTGAAACAGCTGGTCTAAAAATCTACTGTTCCACTCGCCTTTGTTTAAAGTTATGTAGCCGTTTTCAAATCTACCCTGTAACGCCCACATCACCCTGTCAGTTTTCTTTTTGTTACCGTGAGTTAGTTCTTCTACTCTAAAAAATGTACCGTGCTTTTTTTGTAGGTCCGTTAAAGGCGACATAACGGCTTGTTTAGCAATACCTCTTTCGATTCCCACCGATACGGGACGGTAGTCTCTAACGGCCTGAAATATCTTAGTTGCTGTTTCGTCAAGTGACCATCTACCGTATATGATATTGTCAACATACCAACCATGCTCATTGACCTTAGCCACGGCAATCGCTGTGTCGTCAAGCTTGGAATTCTTAGTCTTCTTCTTGTTGACTTCTTCAAAACCTGCCAAGTCAACGGCAATGTAGTAATCTCCTATTTCCGGCTCATCCTCACTAAAGCGTACCCAGTCTTCCTTAAACATCTCTGAACCACGGGCTTCAAACGACGCCATAAATTCTTGACGAAACGCATAAGAAGACATAGACTTTTTTGCAATATCAATTTCAGACGCATCAAGAAGAGGATTATCGTAAGAAGTAAAGTGCCATGCCTTGTACGTTTCATCATCGCCTAGTTCCGCATATTTGTACAACTCATAAAAATGGTTGCGACCCATAGGTGTCCCTATGAACATCGCACAGCCCTTCTGGTCAGCCAAAGCAGGTCTCAGGATCTGCTCAAATACCTCAGGTTTCATGTCAGCGTACTCGTCCATTACTAGGAACTTGAGGCTGACACCTCGCATAGTTTCTGGTCTATCGGCACCTTTGAGGCTGATGGTCGCTCCGTTGACCAGCTTGATTTGAAGATTATTAATGTGACTACCAGTAATAACAGGATGTCCCAGTTCCAAAAGGGTTTGCCACATAATGTCTCTGGCTTGTCCCTGAGTAGGTGCGACGTAAAATACATGGCCTCTGTCCGCCTGTAGTGCGTTAACTATTAACATCCATGCTGCTAACCTAGACTTACCTGTACGTCGCCCAGCAGCTACTATTTTAAAAC